GATATGAGCCAGCTCTTTGCCAAACTTATAACCAGCAAAATGTACCTTTTTATAACGATGTCTGAGTGTATTTAAATATGGACCATCACCGACAATGGTAATTTCATAATTGTGTTGCAACTTGCATAAATCATCCAGACCTTTTTCTCGGCTAACTCGGCCAACGTTTAGGACTCTTAGGGGTACATGTTTTTTAGCAAACTTTCTAGGCACAATGATGCTGCGATTAACACCGCGAGTCCAGACAACTAGTTTACGAAATCCTCGATCCGCTAGTTCAGCCTTTAAGCTAGCACTGGGTACAAATACAGTTTTACTATACTTGTGGAACCAACGCAGATAAGCATAGGTTAATCTTTTAGGTATCCAGAACAACTTGTTTAGGAATTCAGGATAACGCGTATGATAGGCCGTGGTATAGGGTATGTGATTAAGATCGCAGTAAAATTTTGCCCAGAGACCTAAAGGCCCTTCCGTAGCGATGTGTATGCGATCCGCACCCATCTTCTCAATCTTACGAGCAAACCACGTAGGTATGGAAATTTTGACTTCAGGATAACCAGGGCAATTAAAATGACGGAACTGCCCGGGGTCAAGATAAACAATATCGTGACCAGCACGAATAGCAGGATCCTCCATGTTTTTGTACGTGGTAACAACGCCATTGACCTGTTTCCTTAGGTTATCAGTAACTACGAGAATTTTCATTGTATGATCTGCGTCTTTTTATGTTGTAGACTTTTCTTTAGCGTCTTTAACCAAAGTTTCTTTTGTTTTTTCTTCTGATGCCTGACACAGGCCAGATACATTTTACGAATTATTTTTTTAATTTTCATTTGATCTTATTCCAATAAACAATTTCCCAACGACCATCTTCATGCTCAACCAAGGCACTGCAGCTTTCAACCCAGTCACCATCATTCATGTATATGATTCCATTGATGGTTTTGATTGCCGGAGTATGTATGTGTCCACATATAACACCGTCATAGTTTTTTCGTTCACAGTAGCCAGTTAGATTTTCTTCAAACTTAAACACAAAATCTATGGCCTTTTTTACTTTATGTTTTAAATATTTACTTAGACTCCAGTATCCAAATCCTAGACGATGTCGTATGTAGTTAAACTTGGTATTGACCCAAAGCACAAAATCATAGGCCGCGTCGCCTAGAAATCCAATCCATTTACCTATGCGAGTTATACCGTCAAACATATCGCCATGTGTGATCAAGAATAAGTTGCCATCGGTGTCTCTGTACTCGGCCTGATTGCACAGGATAATAGTACCAAGACTAAACTGATTTACAAAGGGTCTAATAAACTCATCGTGGTTACCGGTTACATAGGTAACCCTGGTGCCTCGCTTAGCATAGCCAAGTATGCGTCTTATGACATTGGTATGACTTTGACGCCACTTCCATTTATTCTGCTGGATTTTCCAGCCGTCTATGATATCACCAACTAAAAATAAATTATCACAGGTATGATGCTTGAGGAAATTATTTAATAAATCAGCCTTGGCATCTTTAGACCCCAGATGAGTATCGCTAATGCAGATAGTTTTATAATGCTGCATGTTTGGCTAGATAATCTTTTATTGCCGATTTAATAGCGTCTTCTGCCAGTACTGAACAGTGTATTTTGACTGGGGGTAATGCAAGTTCAGTTGCGATATCAGAGTTCTTGATGGTCTGTGCCTGAGCCAGCGTCTTGCCCTTGAGCCACTCGGTGACAAGACTAGAGCTAGCAATAGCAGACCCACAACCATAGGTCTTAAATTTAGCATCTTCGATAACACCATTTTCTCCTACTTGAATTTGTAGTTTCATGACGTCACCACAGGCAGGAGCTCCAACCATGCCCGTCCCTACATTTGGATCTGATTTATCTAAGCTACCAACATTGCGGGGATTTTCATAATGATCCAGGACTTTTTCTGAATATGCCATGCTATCTCCTAGGCTGAAAAACTACTGCCACAACCACACTTGGTCTGGGCATTGGGATTCTTTATTTCAAACTGCTCGCCCATGAGACTTTTGGTATAGTCTACTGTGCTGCCCTGTACATACTGCATGCTCAGAGCATCCACCAACAGGGTTATGCCCTGCTGTTCTATGACGAAATCGTCGTCATTCTGGGCTTCGTCAAAGGTAAATCCATACTGAAATCCACTACAACCTCCGCCCTGTACAAACATGCGTAGACGTAGGTCGGGACTAGCTTCCTCGGCCAATAGTGATCGTACTTTATCAGCAGCAGCTGCTGTTATGGTAATCTGTTCCATTTAAGTATTTATTAAAACCACCAGCGATAGATGCCCCAGAGATCAATAAAACTAAAAATAATATTATGCCAGAACATGGCAGGATCGCGACGAAATACATAGAGTCCTATGAGATGTCCAGCAAAAAAAGACATGAAACCAATCTTGCTGTATTCAAAATTTGAGCTCAAAAGAAGAGCACTACCTAAAAAGGTAATGCTCATGATCCATTTATAAAATTGATCGTTACTCATTTTGGTGCCCAAGAGAGGACTCGAACCTCCATGACTTGCGTCGCCAGTACCTGAAACTGGTGCGTCTACCAATTTCGCCACCTGGGCCTGTTCCATTATGCTGCTGCCGTTTTCTTTTCTTGAATTTCTTTACGACGAGCACGTACCAGCTTGCCGATTTCACCCAGAGCCTTACGAGCACGAGCAGCAGAAGCTTTTACGCCTTTGGTTTCAAACTTTTCGTTTTCTGCTGTATAGATTGCTACTTGTTCTAAGATTTGGTCATGTGTTGCCATTATGTTCTCCTTGCGATTTCTCGCTTAATTTTAGATGCTTCTTTTTTAACCTGAGTCTTGTCTGCCAATGCTGTTAGTTGTGCAACATTGAGAGTTCTCAGGCGTGGTTTACCACTCTTGTAGGTCATGGGATTATTATGACGTTTACTTTTGTGGACTACTTTGTTGCCGGGTTGTGCCATGCTTTATATCCTTAGGGTGTTAATGTACCGTCGATAATTTCATTGAGTGCAGCATTGATGGGTTTGTATCCTGTCCTAATCAGCTGTGCATCTTTTTTTTCTTTAAAATTATTTTTATGTTGAATTTCACGAGCTCGAGCTGCTGCCACCAGAATCATTTTATACTGTTCCTGGTTGAACAGACGAACTGCTTTTTGTACATCTACGCGTGGCGCTTCTTTGGGTTCACCCAGCATTACGTGATTGTGGCTCATTAAATTTTACCTACTAGATCTAAAGTTGGTGTTAAAGTAGCTGCACCCTCGGTCCATTTAGCCGGACAAACCTGGCCTGGATTATTTCGTACATACAGAGCAGCTTTTACTTTGCGTAATAGTTCAGTTGCATCACGTCCAACACCATCGGCTGACAATTCAGCTAGCTGAATGCGACCATCTGGATCAATGACAAATGTACCACGATTGGTTAGGCCGGTTTCATGATCGTAAATGTTAAGATATTTACCCAATACAGCTGTTGGGTCGCCAATTAATGGATACTGAATCTTACGAATGGTATCTGAAGCGTCATGCCAGGCCTTGTGAACGAAATGTGTATCACAACTAACGCCATAGACTTCTACGCCAAGCTTTTGAAACTCAGCATGATTGTCGGCTAGATCGCCCAGTTCGGTTGGACAAACAAAGGTAAAGTCTGCTGGGTAAAAGAAAAGTACGGACCACTTACCCAAGAGGTCGTCCTGTTTTACTTCGGTAAATTTGCCCTGATGATAGGCATTGAGTTTAAAATCTGTGATTGTTGCATTAATATAACTCATCGTTACTCCTCATGTTAAAATAATATTATATGATACTACGGTGTTACTGTCAATCTTTAAGATCTTTTAGTAACTCTTCGTGGTCTTTGATGCTGTCTTCTAGTTTAACACTCCAGTCAATCTGATCGAAGTTTTTGTCAAAGGTTTCGTTGCTGGTTTTACTTTTAATTAAGTCACCAGTGATGTCGTTTTTGGTTGCCATGTTAGTATAATTTCGGTGGTAGTTTGGTTTTAGCTACTTCACGTTCCCAACGTTTAACAGCTGCAGCTTTCTTTTGTTTGCGAGAAGTTGTGGGCTTGATATAGTGTTCACGATCTCGGAGATCTCGTAACAAACCAGAATCCTCAATTTTTTTACGGAACTTTCTAAAAGCTACTTCAAAAGGGGCATCGCCAACTTCTATGCGACTTCCGCTGAAATTATTTCTGCTGGGTTTTTTAATTATTTTTTGTGCCATAGTCCTATATTTATATGTTTAAAATCTTGGTGGGCCCACCTGGACTCGAACCAGGGACCAAAGGATTATGAGTCCTCTGCTCTAACCAACTGAGCTATAGGCCCAAAATTTGGCGGAGAGCGAGGGATTCGAACCCTCGATACAGGTTTAAGCCCGTATGCTTCCTTAGCAGGGAAGTGCCTTCGACCACTCGGCCAGCTCTCCAGTATACTAGATTATAGTATAAATCTGGACTGCTGTCAAGTTAATTTGCTACCTGAATGCTGGTTGGTGGTACTACGATGCCTGAACCGAATGCTTTGTTGTATTCATTTTTAAGATCAGTTGCTGGATCAGTAACAATGACTACCCATTTTGTATCAATGGTAAATGTCTTGGCTTCAGCATAGGGCATCCAACGTGTTAGTCCAACGCTGGCGCCAGTATTTGTTGAATTTGGTCTTACATAGACCATGCAGGGATTTTCTAAGGTAAGGGCTGCACCCTCTTTGACCACATCGCCAATTAGATCTTCGCCGGTTTGTAATCGAATCAATTTAATGTTCATAATAACTCCAAAAATGGCCGGCGTTTCCACCGGCCTTATTAATAATTTATGCTGCTTCTTTTTCTGTTAAAAGCTCTTTTTTCTGAGCTCGGATTGTTGGAATTGTTCCAATGCTAATCTTCTTAGGCTTCTTGTGTTCTGGAACAATCCTTTCCAATTCAATTGTTAACAACCCATTACGTAGGTTTGCATTCTTTACTTCTACCTCGTCATTTAGAGCAAAAGTACGAGTAAAGTCTCGGTTAGCTATGCCACGATGTACAAATTCGACTGTATCATCAGTAGCAATGCTGCCTTTTACGGTTAATTTGTTTTCGGCATATTCAATTTCAATATCTTTTTCATCAAAACCTGCAACAGCCAGTTCTATGGCATAGGTTAGATCGCCGGTTTTTGTAATGTTGTATGGAGGATATCCAGTTGAATTGCGTGTTACTGCATTGGCTAATTCGTTTAGATGATTGATGTGGTCATCAAATCCAACGAAAAATTTTTCAAAGTCCTTGAAGCCAGGACCAAAGGCTAATTGTGACAAAGCTGTCATGTGTTTCTCCTTGTTAAGCGAGTTAATAAATTGGTTATCCTTTCGGCATAACCAGGCAGTTTTAGACTTGCCCAGGTCTTAATATATATCTATTCGGGTGTTACTGTTTCAGCGTCAGCTACAGCTTTTAATAAATCTTCTTGCAATTTATCACGCTTAGCGTCAGGACGCTGATCTTCTGGAACCTGTGGAAGGCTTTGCTCACGAACTTTTTCAATAAGCGGCGCCACGGTTTCATAGGGTAATTTTGCCAGTGCCAAAAGAATGGCATTTACTTCGTTGATGCTTAGGTCTAATTTAATCATTATAAGTCTCCTTGACGTTGCGTTTTTTACCAATGTTGTATTTGGTCTGTAGGTTCCATTGATTTTTCTCATCAAAGTTTAGTATCTTGATCTGGCTCAATGGGGCCTGATCAGTATGTGTCTCGGCCTGTAATATAACCAACAGACCCCAATCAGCCAGCAATTTTGCTATGCTATTGCGTCTCTGTATGTCATTACGACTCAAATCTGTAGTTTTACCATCCAGAGCAAAAAGCTCTTTGAAATGTACTATGAAGTAATGTCCTTGTTTGTGAAGAATATGACAACTCTGATACAAAGTATTGTCTCGGCGACTGGCTACACCAATGCGTGTAAGCGTTTCGCGAATCTTCAGAAAGTCATCGGGCTGAGCCAGTTTAACTTCCAAGGGAATATATTCGAATGGTAGGTCCAGATTAAAAAAATCTTGGATCATTATGTTCCACCTTTATTCAATCGTTCTTTAATATACCTGAGCTGGTCTGCGTTTAATAGAGGTAATACCTGGCGGGCTTTGGTTATGCTATATCCATAGTATTCTTGTATTAAATCCAACACTTCAACCGGTTCGGCTTTTAACCACTTGTTGTATCTTTTGCGTGGTCTTATAGTATTTATAAGAAAATCGAATTGTAGCTGGAAGTCCAGATGTGATCTGGCATTCATTTCATTAGCATAGATTACTGTATCCGCTCCCATGCTCAGAGCTCTAAACACATAATAGGCTTCTTTCTTACACTGAGTCTCGTTGTCTTCGTTGACTAAATCAGTCTGATGCGCATTGATGGCATTGATTATGTCCCAGGGGCTGACTCTGGGCTTTTTGGTATCAATGACTTCAGCGACCTTGGGAGCTTCTAGCCCTAGGAGATCGCCCAGCATTATTTAAACTTTACAGCTGCCATGATTTCAGTCAGGCAAGCTACAAGATTTACTTCGGCATCAGCCACGAATGCTGCCTTGTATTGATAATCTGCCAGTAATAAAATCAATTGCGGAATGGTTTCAACCTGATCGGTTAAACTGTCATAGAGCTTTCTATAAATGGTAGCCGGATCATTGTCAATGTTATTTACCACCCATTGACGCATTTTCTTCCAGTCTTTGTCTTTAAGTGCATCGGTCAATTCTTTGGTATTGACATCAGCCAAGTTAACCAGAATACCTTCGTCAATGCTGCCACTTACACTGTAGCGTTGTAGCTCATTTAAGATTCTGCGATAATCAGGAAAGTGCTTTTCAATAAGCTTGGCCAGGATCTTGGGATCAGTGCAACTGACTGATTCTTGATTTAGTATATCCTGAACTCGTTTAAAGAATTGACCAGCCAGAGCAGGACGATCAGCCTTGGCTAATTTAAATTCAATTACCGTGGTTCTGCTATGCAGGGCCGGGATAATTTTATTCTTATAGTTACAGGTAAAAATAAATCGACAATTTTTACTAAACTCTTCGATAAAACCACGCAGTGCGGGCTGAGTACTTTGTGGATTTAAATAGTCGGCTTCGTCTAGAATGACTACCTTGGTCTTGCCGGCAAAACTAACCGTGCTGGCAAATCCCTTGATTTCATTCCTCAGAGTGTCAATATTACGTTCCATGGACGCGTTAATGACTATGTAATCACAATTTAATTCTTCACACAGAGCCTTGGCAATGGTTGTCTTGCCCATGCCAGCTCCACCACACAATAACATGTTGGCAATTTCGCCCTTGGCGACAAATTGCTTGAAGGTTGTCTTCATGCTCTCTGGGAGAATACAATCGTCAATGCGATGCGGACGATACTTTTCTACCCAGAGAAACTGTTCGTTATTTGCTTCCATAATATATGCTCCAGATTAAACTGCTGAGGTTGGATCAAGTGCTAACCAATACTGTGGCACCTGAGCATTTTCAGATTTAAAGTGAAGGAATTTTTTCTTACTCAAAGTAACTGTATATGATTCTGGTAATACACGTAAATTTTCTGTGGCTAATACTGCATTGAATTCTAGATCAGTTGCACCAAGAACTTTGCTTTGCTTCATGCTATTAGCTTTATCACCAACATGCATAGCAAATACACCATTTTTAGCTTCAAAGATAATGGCTTCTGCTGCAGTAATAGCTGCTGCCTTGGTAATCATGTTAACATCATCAGCAGTTAATTTAAATTCAAAGTGGTTGTCTAGCTCAATATTTTTGCCAGCTGGTGGAGCAATAATAACACTAGGATCAGCATAGCGATATTCAAAAGTACTGCCATTATTTTTAATGGTTAAACTCTTTTCGCCAAACTCAACTTCCTGGTCGCCCATGTAGCTTAACAAATCCAAAAGACTATTTAAATTGTACACACATACTTCAACTGGGAATGTATCTGGCACAGTAGCCTTGGCAAAAATGCTTTGCTGCGGACTAAGAGTGGCTAATTCATTGCCTGGATAGATGCGAAGATTATTGCTAATGGTAGCAAAATTCTTTAAAATATTAATACTTTCTTTACTAATTTTCATTACAAAACTCCTTCTTGTTTATCAACATTACTATTATATGTTTTTGGACGTATTCTGTCAATAACTTTTCTAAGATTTACGGCCAAATCTAGAATAGTTCCATCATTATGGATTACATAATCCTCGCCAGAACTGATCCAGGCCCATTCACTGCTATGTACTGCTGGATATGAACTCAGCATAAGTTCTGGATTATTATTACGAGCCGTGTCCCACCAGACTGGTAATGGACCACGCTGTAGTCTGACAATGGTTCCGCCTGCATCTTTGATGGCATGGATTTCATTGGCAAAACGGACATCACTGATGACTACATTATCTTTGGTCTGC